GTCATAGAACTTCCATTATTCTCCTGAAGATAATAATCGCCAAATAAACCAATACTCAGCTTTACAATATACTAACTAACCGCAGAACGTTATTTCATACAACGTTTCTGCGGCATATCACAAAACGATTACTCCATAACAGGGACAGCAGGCCACTCAATATCAGGTGCAGTTGATGTATCAACACGGTTCAGCAACACCCGATACTTCTTCCAGGCTTCCAGCAACGAGTTTTCTTCCTCCGTTGCGATCTCCAGCTCAACAACAGTCTGAACGTACCAGGAACAGCCTCCTTCAGGGCTTGAAGGATATCAATGTTCGCTTCCTGTTAACTGCCCGACAAGTGCAACCAGTTCGCTTACCTGATTTTCCAGAGTGCTGATCCGGGTGCCTGCTGTTGCCATATTTTTACGTAGCGTTATGTTTTCCTCTTCCAGCGCGGTAACGCGACCATCTGTTTCACGGGCGACCTGAACAAGTAACCCCGTCACGGCGGAGTAGTCAACATTAAGATAGCGAGTTTCTTCGCGTAGCTCGTTGCCGTCAACGGTCGGACCTTGCAACTCTTCACCATAATGAGTAAACGATCCCACAGCTTCAGGTATCGCCTCCATTACTTCCTGTGCAATAACGCCAGCATAAGGCATTCCGTTTTCCTTGAGCGTGTAGGTGTACCCGTTCATTTTACGGATTGCTTTCGTCGCGTCGCTGATAACGCGAATATCGTCTTTAAGGTCGCGGTCTGATGACTGATTCAGCGTTGTGCAATTAATAGCGCCATTTACATCAAACAACTGGCCTGCTGATGTTTTTTGCGCATAAAACAGATACGCAGCAGACGTTCCAACCTCAAAAACGTTTTGTCGATCACTTGATCCCCATACTTTTGCGGCAAATGATAGTTCTGTATTACCTAAGTTCTGTAAAACAAAACGATTGCCAGTCCCTGATTGCTTTGTAAGGGTTAAATCAACAGTTGAGTTAACCTCATCCTTGTTGATAGTGAGCGCCTGCGCTTTAGCCCCGTTAACAGCACCTGTTTTGAGTTGAACCGCGCCGTCATTACCATTTAGCAGTATCTCAGCTCCGCTAAAGAAATTTTTTAGCGACAGCATCTTACTTACGCCGACTGATGAACCCAACGCCCACGCGAGAGAATTACCGGTGCTATCAAACCCACGTACAAAGCAATCCATTTTGCTATAGTCTGACGTGCTTCCAAGGACATCAATCCGCCCTCCGCCAGATTTTAACGGGTTAGATGTGGTTAATGACCTGACAGCAAGATCGGTGGATGAATTTAGATCGTCTACTGTTAGTAATTTCTTCCATTCCTGCATCGTTCCGTTTTCAACTGTTCTTCCCCAAAAACCGGAATTGCGGCCTCCGAACTGCACAGCATAATTTTTACTAAATTGAACATGAATGCCGCCAAGAACCATAGAACCTGCCGGGCCGTTTGTACTGCCTGCGATTGGTCTAAATTTGTCGACGTTATCAGTATGCTGAGAGTTCCAGTCATGACCTGTTAATGTTGCGATTCCTGAGTTAGCTGTAATTAACCCAGACGCTTTAAGATTTTGCACATCAATTCTGTCGTTTGCGAAATTATATGCAATTGCGTTACTAACGCTTCCGGCATCATCATAATCGCGTTTCTGAATAAACCAGTCGCCAGCATTAGCAATGAGAGTATAAGTAGGCGTGTTAGCCGGGCGATCTGTTTCATTAAATCTTATTGCTGGGTTAGCGCTCCTTATTTGTAAAGGTTTTTCAACCGTTGATTTCAGTATCGCACTATCTACAATTAAATTACCTTCTGAGTTAAGGTTTAGATATTTTGAAGCACCAGTTGAACCATCGTATGTAAACCTTATTGTTAATTGACCTGGCTCATTTGATAAAGTCTCAACATACATATCAGCACCAAGACGCACAGTGCTGTCAGTTGCTAACAGTCTTGTATGGAGAATACCACTAGATGTGTATGTATTGGTCGAATCACTATATCTATCAAGAAATAGACTGTTAAGTTGAGGGCTATTACTCCTGCCTAATCCAAGATTCGTTCTGGCACCATCAATAGTTGCCGCACCAGTACCACCATGAGAAACATCAAGCGGTATCCATTTTTTTTGTGTGTCGCTGTAACACCCCCATGTTGATCCGGTTAAACCCAGGCGCATGGATTTATCATGGTTATATAACCATGTTTCGCTATTCCATTGGTCAAGACGGTCCACTTCATTTTTGCGAGCGTGGCGTGTCCATTGCGGGCCTGTTGTCGGATTCCAGCGATAAGTATAAAGCGAGCGCGTAGCCCATCCCTGAAATACACCTGTATACGCTGGTGTTCCATCTACCTGACTAATAAACCCCGTAAGACTGCTTTCACCGGATGCAATCGATGGAAAGCCTTTTGCATTACTCATAATGCGCATAAATCCGATATACCCTGATGGGTTGCCGGAAATATCAGGACAATCACGCGGGGCTGAGCCAAGACCGATATTATCGCCAACAATTACTTGCGCCTGGTTGCGATAATTAAGTGCGTCCGCCGCAGATTTCGCCGCGTTTGTTTCACTGGATTTAGCATTAGTTTCGCTGGCTTTAGCGTTTGTTTCGCTGCTCTTTGCTGCTGCCTCGCTATTTTTCGCGTTGGTTTCTGATTTTTTGGCTGCTGTCGCGGAGTTTGCCGATGCAGTTTGTGAGGCCGCTGCCGCCTGTGCGCTGTTATCCGCATTCGTCTCAGACGTTTTTGCGGCCTTCGCGGAATTTCCTGCCGCCGTTGCCGAGGAAGCTGCACTACTGGCACTTGATGATGCGTTCGTTTCTGATGATTTCGCTGCCTCTTTTGAGGCCGCCGCATCCCGGGCTGAGGTGGCAGCTTCTGACGCTTTCGTGGTCGCGGTGGATGCAGAAGTGGCGGCTGATTGTTGTGACGCTGCCGCATTCGTTTCTGACGTTTTCGCCGCACCGGCACTGGTGGCCGCCGCGCTTTTTGAGGACTCTGCAGCGGCAGCACTTTTTGATGCTTCAGTAGCCTTTGTTGATGCCGTTCCTGCGCTGGAAGACGCTGACTGAGCCGACGACGCGGCCTGTCCGGCTGACGTGCTGGCTGCGCGTGCTGAGTCTGCAGCATCAGTCGCATGGGTTGCCGCCTCACGGGCTGATGTGCCGGCATCGCCGGCTGACTTCTTCGCGGCTGCCGTGTTCTGTGCCACCGCGGACGCGTTACGCGCCACCTCTTCCACCATCAGCTCAAAACGGCGCAGTGCCTCCGGACGGACATCATCCTCCGTCATGGCACCAAGAAAATCATTCAGCGTACCGGGTTGAGAATCTTCATACACGGTGATGGTCCCGGCATGTGACGGCGGGAACCCTTCCACCAACAGAATAACGCTGTACTGACCGTACTCAACGTCCATGCTGTAACGCCCGGCTTCATCCGGATTTTCAGATGCCAGCGTGTTCACCACCACCGTGGTGCTGTTACGTTTTGCTTTCAGCTGGATTGTGCAGTTCTGTACCGGTTTTCCTGTGCCGTCTTTCAGTACACCTGAAATCTTTACTGCCATATTCCCCCCACAAAAAAGCCCACCTGAACCGGCGGGCTGTCATAACACTGTGTTACCTGGCTAATCAGAATTTATAACCGACACCCACGATGAAACCGTCAGTGCGCCAGTCACCACTGCCAGAACCTTCATAAGCAATATCAATGGCCACGGATTCGGTCGGGTTAAACTGCACGCCAGCCCCCCACGCCAGAGACGTGTTGCTGTGGCGACCGTCATCACTTCCGGTCAGCACATCGTGCTTTTTCCCCTTGTTGTCAGTTACGCGGATATAATCTCCGGAGAAAGTCGAAACACGGCTGTAAGCCATACCCGCCATCGCATACGCGCTGAACCATTCATTCACGCGCACAGACGGCCCCGCCATCACGCTGAACCAGCGGTTACGCACTGAATCTTCATGCCAGCGGGTATCGCTGTAACGGGTCAGCTGGCGATTCTTGTCTCCTGCATAGCTGAATGACGTCACCAGCCCCAGCGTATCCGTAAACTCATAACGGTATTTCACGTTAATCCCGTTAAGATCATCGCTGCCGGGAACGTTCGTCGAGGCATGAAGATACCCCGCGCTCAGCGTGGACTGATGTTCAGACGCCCATGCAGGCGCACCGGATACGACCAGACAGATGGCTGCGGACAAAATGGCTGCACAAACTTTACGCATAATTACCTCTCGCTTTTCTGCAATAAAAAAGGCGTCATTTCTGACGCCCGTTCTGGGTTATAAAATTCAGCTGATACTGATACCTGCTGTGGATTTCTTCATCACCACAACCAGCAGATCGCTGATACTGGTTGTTGGTGTCCAGTCATTCGCTCCTGATGAAGATACGGTGAATGTCAGTGTCAGCGTCCCCTGTCCGGCAGGCATATCTATAACTGAGGAAAATACGCCCTGAACATCCGTCGTGGACTGATTAAAAATCTCCTGACCATTGCGGGTCACTCTTAACCGGCAGGTTGAATACCAGTATGACTGTTGGTTATTACTGTTGAAATTCTCATGCTTACCACCGCGGAATAACACTGGCGGTATCATGACCTGCCGGTCAAATTTCTGATCATCACTGATTCTTACCGTGATGGTGCCGCTGGCATAAGTGCTCGTGCGGGGGAAAGACTTGCTGACCGTTTTGACAATATCGCCTTCAATCTGGTTGGCTGACAGTTTCCCCTTAATCTGACAGTTCTCATTAATCGTGACGTTGTTGAGCGTCCCGGAGTTCGCATTCACACTGCCACTGATATCCGCATTTTTAGCGGTCAGCTTTCCGTCCGGTGTCAGGGAAAATGCCGGTGGATTTCCACCGCTGGTAATGGTGGGGGCCGTCAGGCGCTTCAGGAACACGTCGTTCATGAATATCTGGTTGCCCTGCGCCACAAACATCGGCGTTTCATTCCCGTTTGCCGGGTCAATAAACGCGATACGATTGGCGGCAACCAGAAACTGGCTCAGTTTGCCTTCCTCCGTGTCCTCCATGCTGAGGCCAATACCCGCGACATAATGTTTGCCGTCTTTGGTCTGCTCAATTTTGACGCCCCACATGGCATTCCACTTATCGTTAGCATCCTTCCACTCTTTCGAAAACTGCTCCAGTTTGCTGGCGTTATCCTCCGTCAGGTCGACTTTTTCCAGCAGCTCCTTGCCGAGATGGGATTCGGTTATCTGGCCTTTGAAAAAATCCAGGTAACCTTCCGCATCATCGCTCGCCCGACCGACGGCCTCCACAAATGCCGATTTGCCAACGGTGTTCACACTGCGGATATAAAAGTAATAATCATGGCCCGGTTTGATATTGATACTGGCGGCTATCCAGTACAGCGCCGTACCAAGATAGCGGGCTGTGGTTTCAACCTGCCTGATATCCGCAATCCGCTTTTCCGAGAACCAGAACTCAAACTGTACCGTCGGATCATAAACCGCAAGATGCGGCGTGGCGGTTATCTGAAAATAGCCCGGTGTCAGCTCAATCCGAGACGGCGCTGCCGGTGCGGCAATCCGGAACGATACCGATGCCGGATCGCCCTGCTGTCCCCACGCATTTACCGCCCGGACAGTCAGCCTGTAGTTCCCCGGCGCCAGTTGCGTGAAGCGGTATGTGGTTTCCGTCGCCCTTGCCGTACTGACCAGCCGCTCACTGCCATCGTCCGCTGCCACGGTCAGGCGAAGCATAAAGCTCACCCCCTTCACCACCTTCGGCGTGTCCCAGCGCGCCAGCACCTGATATTCTCCGCTGTCTGCGGTGACTTCGGCAGTCAGGTGCTGCACCGCTGGCGGCGTGACACCATTCACCGTGCCGCTCTGGTCGCCGTCAAAGTGCGCCCCGTTATCCACGATGGCCTCTTTTTCCGGTACATGCTGCACGGCGGTGATGGCATACGTGCCGTCATCGTTCTCACGGATACTCACGCAGCGGAACAGGCGCTGGCGCAGCGTCGGCAGCTTCAGCCCCCACACGCTGTATTCAGCAACGCCGTCAGGAACACGGCTCACTTTCACCTTCACGCGGTCGGTGACGGACTGAACCTCCACGCTGACCGGATTGCCACTTCCGTCAACCAGGCTTATCAGCGTGGTACCGGAGGATGGCAGCGTGATTTCACGGTCGAGCGTCAGCGTCCGGATCTGGCTGTTTACCGCCAGCACGCGCCCGCCGGTGCGGATACCGGCATAGTCATCATCACAGATTTCAATGACATCGCCCGGCACATGGCGAAGCCCTTCTGCGCCCACGCTGAAGTCCACGGTCTGCGTTTCCAGCAGTTCCGTTTTAATCAGCCACAGCCCGGCGCGGTGTGCCTGCCCCCGACTGGTACAGCCAAAGGCATCCATCTTCGTGACATTACGACCGTAACGGGCAATGGCCTGCGTATCTTCAACAAGCTCTGTCGCCGTCTCCCAGCCGTTGTTCGGGTCAATCCAGTTCACCTCAACGGCATTATGGCGGTCCTTCAGGGCGCTGAAGCTGTAGCGGAACGGCGCGCCATCATCCGGCATCACCACATTACTGCGGTTATAGGTCCACACCTTATCTGATGGTCGGTCCTGCACGAACGTCAGCGTCTGCCCGTTCCATACCGGCATACAGCGCATCGCCGAGCAGAAATCACTGAGCACATCCCACGCCTTGCGCTGTGTGGTCAGGTACGCATTACAGGTGATGCGCGGCTCCGTGCCGCCAAAGCCGTCCGGCACTGACTGGTCGCAGTACTGGCCGATGACATACAGCGCCCATTTATCCACATCCGCCGCACCAAGACGTTTCCCCATGCCGTAGCGCGGGTGGGTCAGCATATCCCACAGACACCAGGCCATGTTGTTGCTGTATGCCGGTTTAAACGTTCCGTCCCAGATACCGCTGTATTGCCGCGTCTGCGGGTTATAATTCGACGGCACCTGCAGAATACGCCCGCGCAGATGATAATTACGGCTCACCTGCTGGCTGCCGAACTGCTCCGAATCCACCTGCACGCCGACCAGTGCCGTGTTCGGGTAGCACTGTTTCACATCGATGATTTCGGTGTATGACGACCAGAGCGTTTTGTTCTGCAGCTGGTCTGTGGTGCTGTCCGGCGTCATCCTGCGCATCCGTATATTGAACGGGCGCGGCGGCAGGTTATCCACCACCACCGAGGCCAGATACTGCGAGGTGGTTTTGCCCTTAATGGTGATGTCTTTTTCCGTCACCCAGCCACCATTACGCTGTATCTGAACCAGCAGGCGGACTTCCGACGGATTCCGGTCCCCCTTTGAGGTGGTTTCCACCAGTGCCTGTACACCGAAGGTAAAGCGCAGACGGTCGATGTTTGCCGACGTGATGGTCCGGGTGATCGGCGTGTCATATTTCACTTCCGTACCCAGCACCGTCTCGGAGCCGGAGGATTCAAATCCCTCCGGCGGTGACTGCTCCTGCTCACCGGTCCGGAACACCACCGTGACGCCGGATATATTGGTATTCCCCTCACTGTCCAGCACCGGCGTACTGTTCAGCAGCACGCTTTTTAATCCGTCCACCGGACCTTCAATCGGCCCTTCACTGATGGCATCGATCACGCTCAGCAACTGCGTGGACTTCAGGTTGTCCCTCGCTTCACGCGGGGTATGTCCCTTACTGCTGCCTTTACCCATTCCTCACGCTCCATAAACGACAAAACCGCCCGCAGGCGGTTTCACACAAAACATTCTGCATCAGCGACCAATCACCACAACCTGACCACCATCTCCTTCATCTGCCGTGCTGATCTCCTGAGAAATCACCCGTGACCCCACGCGCATTTCACCGTACAGAACCGGCAGAACATTGCCCTGGGCAACCATGTTATCCAGTGAGGAGAAATAGGTGTTCTGCTTACCGTTATCCGTTGTCTGTGTGCGGGGAGTTCTGGCTTTCGGTGCCAGCATCTGAGCCACACCGCCCAGGATCATACTGGCCCCTGCCGCATACATGCCCGATACAGCCGCGGTACCCAGCCAGCCCACAGGGTTCCACCATGCCACCGCAATCAGCGCCGCACCCAGCACTGCCTGAAAAACACCGCCACTTTTAGCTCCCGCCAGACGCGGCACAATGTGGATCACGGCACCATTTGCCAGCGGCTCATTAAGACGGGCAGATAATTCATTTTCTCCTGCATCACGCCCGACAATGCGCACCTGATACCAGCCGTCGCTCAGTTTCTGACGAAACGCCGGGAGCTGTGTGGCCAGTGCGCGGATGGCTTCAGCCCCCGTTTTCACACGAAGGTCGATGCGGCGGCCAAATCGTTGTAAATCCCCGTAAAGGCAGATGCGTGCCATTCCCGGTGACGCCAGAGGGAGTGTGTGCGTCGCTGCCATTTGTCGGTGTACCTCTCTCGTTTACTCAGTTGTTCAGGAATATGGTGCAGCAGCTCACCGTCACCACAGTAAATGGCGGCATGATTCGGCACCGATGAACCAAAACAGCACAGCAGCACGTCGCCAGGCTGCGCCTCTGTCAGTGGGACACGGTAAAAACCCGTTGCCTCCATATTGTCAAGATAGAGATTCTGGCCGTGACGCCACCAGTCATCCCCGCGATGAAAATCCGGCATCTCAATTCCCGCCAGATGGTAAGCGTCCCGGAACAGCGTGTAACAGTCCGTCACCCCGTGCTCAAAGCGCCGCCCGGTGAGATGCGGCACACAGAGGAATTTATGAATCGCCCCCCGGCAGACCAGCCACCACGGCAAATCACTCTGCACCTGCAGCCGCCGGTCGGCCTCACTCAGCCAGGGCAGACCACCGGGGTGGCTGTGGACCAGCGCCACAATCTCTCCCTGCATTTCTGCACTCAGCCAGTCCTCCGGCGACATCCGGAAATACTCCTCCGGCTCACCGGAGATATTCACGCAGGGAAAATATCTTTCTCCCTCCGGCGTTCTCACCACGAAGCCGCACGACTCTGCTGGCGCACATCGCCGGGCGTGCGCCAGAATCGCTGATTCTGTCTCTGTCATGGGATTTACTGCGAAAGTTTGTTAATGGAAAGGAAGCCGCCAAAGTTGCCGACGTTATTGCGAAACTTACAGCCGCTCAGGCATTTGCTGCATTTATCCTTCGTGATATCGGACGTCGGCTGGTCATATTCATCCGCGACAGCCGGACCGTGATAACCGCACTCATCACCGCGATAGGTCCAGGTGCAGGTATTAGCCAGCATGATGCGCCCCGGAAAAACGGCACCATCCGTTTCCGTCGGTGTGGAGAGCACAAAGGAGGCACTGACCGCGCTCAGTTCGCTGCACTGCTCGATGCGCCAGCGGCTGATCACCTCCTGCTCCGGATCGGCGTCACTGTTTCCGTTGACGAAGTTCACCGCATCCAGAAAACGGGCGTAAACCTTACGCCGGACCACCGTTCCGCCGACCAGACTCTGCAGATCTTCCGCCATCCCGGTGATCATGCCGTGCAGGTTAGAGACCGTCAGTGTCGGACGGGCAGCACTGCCCTTGCCGTTCATCTCAAATCCACTCCCCTGAATGGGATAGGCCTGATACTGCCGACTCTGCCAGGTGACAGACTCACCTTTTTCGTTCTGCTCATTACAGAAAAAGTAGCGATCCCCGCCTACCTCGGTCAGGTCGATTTCCCAGAGCACCACGCTGGCCGACTGCTCCGCACGAATGCATTCATTCAGCGTTTCCTGTTGTATGTCCTGCATCAGATTACCACTTCGTCAAACTGACACGAAAAATCGGTATAGGTGATATGTTCTGTCGCTGACCACGTTCGACACACCACTCTGATTTTTCTGTTAATACCCGGCGGGCGCCAAAAAAAAGATTTATAGCCTTCATGCCGGGCTAAAAATTTTTCAAATGAATCACGTTCATTCGCCTCAACTTTGAAATCACAGGTGAAAACGCGCAGAGAATGATTAAGTCCATTTGGACTTCGTTGCTCATAACCATCGCCAAATCTTACAGTTTTTATCGATGGTTTATTTTCTGTTTTCATTCCATCCTCTGGTAACCAGTGAAATTCTTCCGTATTAGCCACTTAACATTCCCCCATCACGTCGCATATTTAACAGATTGCCCTGCACCCGCTGATCAACCATCCCCATAAGTGCTTTTATTGCCTGAGGGCCAATCTCTCCATTCTGGCCGTCATTTTGAATAGTGATTTGGTATACAGGGGCATAGGTAATATCTCCGCCTCCATTACCACTTTTACTATTAATAGCTCTGACACCAAGAGAACCATCGGAAGTTCGTGTTAATGGCATAATGGCTTCCGGACCAGCCTCACCAAAAACACCAGCCCCTCTTGCAAAAGCAAAAAATTGCGGGGAGTCATAAATACCGTTCGAATACGTGTTCAATGACGGAGACTCATAAACACCGCCCTTTGCATTCGGAATAAATTTACTAATAGCACTCCCGATAGTTCCTAAAACCCCCCCAGAAGAACTGTTACTAATGCTGTCGAAAATCCCAGTAATTGAAGCCTTTAATGCTATTCGACTAAGATCCGAAATCACGGAAGTAGCGAAAGAACGAAAATTTGCCTTGCCTGTCGTGACAAAATCACCCAGCGCATCGGTCATTCCATCAAACATCTGAGTCGTGGTTGATTTTATCTGCTCACTGATATCCTTAGTGTCATCCAGCCAGTTATTGAATCCCTGGGAGGCACCACTAACCCAGTCTCCTGCCTGAATATCGAGCTGCTCGTTTTTCTGTCTGACAATTTCTTTTTCTCGTTCCAGAGCATCATTCAGAGCCTGCATTTTCTCCTGAAAAACATGATTTGACATCCCACGGGATTTATCTGCATAGTCACGTTCAAGTTGCAGACGCTGATTGTTATATTCACGTTCAATCCGCAGTAATTCCTGCTGGCGTTGCTGATTTTTATCGCCAACCCCATAACCAGCAATCTGAATATCATACCCCTGTTGACGATTATCAATCGAAGCCTGCAATGAATCACGCCATGCAGCTATTTCGGCGGATTCCTTGATTAGCCTGTTATTTTTTTCAATCGCAACATTTTTCTCCATCAACGCGGTTATTTCTTCCCGGTGTAAGAGAAGCGATTTCTGATCCTGGGTTAATTTCGATGACGGTCGTGACTCCAGGTCGGCAATCTGCTGACGCCACTTAACCAGTTCCTGTTCAGAGGAACTTAATTTAACGGTTAATTCAGTTTGTGAACTTAGTAACGCATTCTGTTGATTCAGATGATCAATCATTCGTTGGGCAGCATCATCCGAATAACCTTTCGCCTTTGGTTGCTTTGGATCTTTATAACGCTCATTTATTTGAGCGATAAGATTATTATATTCTTCCTTTGAATACTGACTCTTTAGTTTTTCCAGTTTTGCAAGTTCACTAGCTCTCTGCTGCTCCCGGGTCTGATATTGTTTTGAAAAGGCATCTGCTCTCTGTCTGAGTTCAATTCCTTCCTGTTGTCGCTTGTTGTAATCGTTTATTGATGAATTTAGTACGTCCTGAGCAATTTTTTCTGCTTGAAGTACGCCCAATTGCTGCTTTAATCGTGCCAGCCTTTTATTTTGAGCTCCGCCATCTCCAATGCCACCTAACCCGAAAACTCCGGGTCGGGTATTTTTTTCTATTTCATCAATTTGACGGAGAACATCTGAGATTTTTTGATCAAGGGAGGCCTCACGGCCAATATCCAGCATGGAATCCCATGCCCATTTTGCGGAGTCTGCGACAGCTTTCCATGCAGTCTCAAGATAACCAAGATTTTCTTTAATCTGGTTGGTGCGCTGGATCATTGAGGATGAGTATGCTTCTGTCGCAATGCGGGCGGCCTCCTGCTGGTTCCCTTCATCCTGTAGCGCCTTAATCTGGTTATAAGTCGCAATTGTCAGAAAATGGTACTGATCATTAAGTTTTGATATGGCACTGACAGGATCCTTTGCAATTTCATTGAAGTCATTAACCAGTTGTTCGGTTGATATTCCTGTTACTTCGCTCATTTTTACTATCGCTGTCGTCACTTGCTCCAGCGAACTGCTCGCTACCTTTCCCGAACGCACAAGCTGGTTTAATACTGCCGCCGCAGCGCCAGTTGTCGAATCAGCCGCATTCCCGGCACGTTGAGCTATATCGGCCAATTGCCCGCTGGTTGTCCCCAACTGATTTCCGGTAAGAATAAGAGATTTATTAAATTCGTCCTGCTCCTGAGAGCCTTTATAGTAAGCCAGCCCTAAGACGCCAACGGCTGCTGCGGCCAGGGTAAAAGGATTAATTAATCCCAGCACATAAGAACCAACACCTTTGATCGCCGGGCCAATCCCACCGAACATATCTTTTAGCTGGCCGCCCTGCTGCATTAACACCATAAAAGGCGACTGACCAGTGGACAACCCAACAACAATATCCGTCATTTGTGCAGGCAACATGCGCATAGCAAAAGCCGTTTGTTTTGCCGACATTCCGGTTTTGCTTAATTGAGATTGAGTAACCTCAAGCTCACTCCGCATAGCACGAAGTTTTCCAGAAAGTTCCTCATACATTTCAGGAGAGAGCATCCCCTTAGCTTTTGCTTCATTGAGCTGTTTCTGTTGTTCTACCAGACGATTAAAAGCAGTTCCGACAGGGTCAAGTTGAGCAATCAGACGTTGCAAAGCAGCAACCTGTTCATCATGCGCTTTTGCTGCTTCTCGCTCTGCCTGAGCCTCTCCGGTAAGCTCTCGCCGTGTTTCCTGTATTTTTCGGCTATAATTCTCAAACTGAGAACCATTTATTTTCCCGGATGCAAACGCAGCATTAAGTTCATCCTGCTGTTGTTCAAGATTTCTTAGCGCCGCAACCAGAGGGTCGATCTTGTCCAGCATTCTTTGAAAGGCCTGAGCCTGCGATTCCTGCTGGGCGGCAGCAAGTTTTCCGGCCTTCTCGGCTTCTCTCTGCGCTTGCGCAACCCCGCTCAATTCCTCTGTGGTTTCATTAAGTTTACGGACAAGAAATTCATATTCTTCTTTATCAATAAGCCCTTTATCGAAAAATTTCTTTAATTCAGAATAGCGTCGACCGACAGTATCAATTGCGGCACCAACTGGATCAATAGCTGCTTTTAATTTTGCGAGCGCGTTCTTCTCATCTTCTGTTGCCTTAGTCACTTTCCCTGCGCTATTTGCAGCAGTTTCCCCGGCCTGCGTCATTTTGACTAATGAGGAGGTCAGATTGTCAGCATTATTTTTTGCTCCAGTGCTATCAATAATTATTGCGAGACGCGAGGTTTGCTCTGCCATTTATTAAAACTCCAGACAACAAAAAGCCCACCGAAGTGGGTTTCAGGCGACATAATAGTAGATATAGCGATTACGAGGCCACGCAATGCTTTTCTCCAGGAGCATCATCGATTTAATTAAAGACACCATCACATCTCTGTAACAGAGTGTACGTAATTAACAACTACACACACTGCTCCTGAAAATACTGGTCATCCAGTGCAAAGATCACTGCTTCAAATTCATCGCGCTCAATCAATACCGGATGAGTGGCTAAATATTCATTTATCTCTGTCAGAGATAAAGGCAAAGGCACCCCAGCCATTCCAGCATAACGTCGGGCACGGGATATTACCGAATAGGCGTACAACAACTCCTTAAGCACCGGGTCTATTTCTGGTTCCGGTATCGGTGGCAACCTGAGTTTTTCTCGCTTCCATCTTGCCTTTTCCCCCCTTTCTCCCCCGAACTCCGATAACCACCGCTGGGCAGCTATGGCTTTTTTATCGTATCCTGCTTCTGCTGCTCTTTACCCTGGGCGATGCTGGCTGCTTCTGCAAGGATCTGCCAGTACAACTCTGGATTCTGCTTGAGCAGCGCGATCCCTCGTTCTGCCGTATATTCCAGTGCAACCTCAACACCATTAACCAGTTCACCAACCCCTTTCCAGTCTTTCAGCAGATAACGAGCGGCATTATCAATGAGTAAATCATCAACAGAATCCACCTCGGAAACCTTTGAAATATCAAACTCCTTCGTTCCGACGTGCAAACTGGCATCCATTTTCTCAATGTGGCGACGGATTAATGCATTACGGGAGCGATACTGATCGTTATCGCTGCTTGCCACCAACAGTTTTAACCCGTCTACAGGTTTTAAGTCCTTCATTGGCGTAAACCAGCGTTCTCCACCAATGATAATTTTCTGATTAAGAATAAACATCCATAACCTCATTCAATGCGTCCCCCTGTAGGGCAGTACCACAGGAGGAATAACGGAAAATCAACTAATCGCCTCAGCACTGGCTTTTGCGATCACGGCAGCCGGGGAATTTTTTTTCTGGTTATCGTAGGTGCTTCATCTGCTGCGGTAATGCTCAATTGAACCTGGATAATGTCGCTATTACCCCCATCAGGCCATTCACCTGACACCTGAACCTTCGGGAAACTGAAAGTGTATGCCCCCTCTCCATTCGAAAGCGTGAAGCTGAACGGAACTGTTTCTCCAGTCAGTGTTTTACTCCAGATTTCCCACGCGGCTTTAGACCATGAAAGCGTCACCGTACCGGACGGTGTAAAAGTAGTCGGAATATTTGCTCCTGCATAAGGCGAGCCAGTCCCGATACAACGCTGTGTCTGGAGTTTGTTATCGAACTGAATATCAAAACTGTCGATACAAAAACCGTTACCTCCGGCAACACCATTCAGGCTTACTGCTGAAACCTCCTTAAACGAATAACGTAGCTTTCCTGCACTATCCACAGGTTCGCCTTTGATAAAATTCGTATCATCGGCCTTTGATTCCCAGTCCAGTCCGGCAAAGGTTACGGTCGCTGTAATATCGCCGTCGTTAGGGATCTGCATTTTCCATGAGCCAACCTGCGCTCCTCTGACGACAGAGGCAATTCCGACATCGGACGCATAGGTCGCCAGAGAAAATGTTATTCGCTCATTCCCCATTGTCAGAGAATCGCCTGACCATTCCGCGCCGAAACAGGATGCAAGAAAATCATCATGTTGACCCCAGCGAAATTTGGTACCAACATCACCGCCGACATCCACAGTGCCAGGCGTCGCCCCCTGAGCCATCCGGGAGCCACCAATCTCATTATTTTCGCCTTTATTCTGGGTGGGTTTTACTCCCCAGCTTGTGCGTTTTAATAAACTCCAGTCACCACTTGCTGGCGTAGTGCCTGCAACCGTCTCCCGGATAAATGCCGAGATAACCTTTGCACCTGAACTCACAGGAGCCTCCTATGTCATTAATTGCGCTAGAGCGCACGATATGGAATTTGAAGATTAAGCTGGAACCAGCCATTCTTTTCGCCAACGGCTATTGAGGAAACAGCCTGGTAACTGAGACGATCGTCATCCTGAAACTCAAACAGTTCCCGCAATTTATCGGCTGTCTCAGTAATGAGTTTTGAACCAGAACCTGCGGGGACAAATAACTGAATAATGATTATCCCCGTGCGATAAACAATCGGCCCCGCGCCAATTTCATTAACTCCAGCCTGCCCGGGAATATTACTTAACCGCGCCCAGATTAACTTACCGGAAGGATCGAACGTTGGCGCGTTCGGATACAATACGTCTTTTCCATCAATAATCGTCTGTGCCGTCATTCTGGAAATAACCGTATTTCTGATTTCAGTAAACGTCATTTGTAAGCCTGTAAAACACCATGAAAAGCGTTGGCATACACGCCAGTTGGCGCTTGTTGTGAATGACCGTTTTCAAGAGCCTCTGCATAAGGAAGGTTATTCTGGATATAAATAACTCCGTAATTTGCAGCTTTCGAAATAACCCCGATCCCACGCTGAACCGCAATCGTACCGTTCGGATCCACGTTATCAGATATACCAAAATCGGGATGCTGTAACGACACCAGGTTGTTATTTCTGAAACGTCCGGTATCAACCGGAGCAGCAATATCAATAGCAGTAAGAATCTGCATAGCGATGTAGCGAATTTTCAGCCCCACATCTTCCTCAATCATCCCGGCAAATATTGACGGTTCTATATCCCATGCCTTTGCCATTTACGCTCTCCTTAACTGGATAGAGTAAACTGATGCGGAAGGATCTACACTCGCTGTAATTACCTCGTATCGTTGTAACTGCCTTAATACAGGATCATAAATCTCAATAATATGGTCGACAGCGGGTTTATCCGTAACCTCGCATACTAGAGCGGTTAATTTAAGGTCACCATGCAAAATATTAATCCCATCAATTCTGCCCAGCTTATAACGTGTCAACACGCCTCGCCCGGTATAGATTGCGGTGGATTCGCCACCAGTTTCCGTCACAGGATCCCAGTGCCGGTGCGTAACGTAAGAACCAGAAAAATCACTCACGGCGTCCGCTAAATCCTCATCAAAAGCAGCGGCAACCTCTGACTGAATCTCTTCACGAAGCCCCATTATCCCCCCCTCACAACCCTGACTTGTGAGCGACTAAGTCCGTACGGTTTCAGCAGTGCTATCGCAAGCTGTAAATCGGGTTCAAGCAATACAGTGCTGTTTGCTGGCAACTCAGCAAATGATTTCGATACACTGACCCCGTCAGCCGACACGGCTTTACTGATAACAACGCCAGAATCATTTTTCTGCTGAAACAACTTACCGAATGAGGCAATTCTGGCTGCATATGCTCCCGCAAGTTTTACCTCTTCCGGAATACGGGGTGGGTTAATTTTCAGGTTGAAACCATTAAGCCAGGCATTAGCCATTAAAACAGCTTTATTTTTAGCGTTCTCACTCGTCCAGGCGTTCCCAAACGCATTATCAACGTCATCACAGGTCACGTAAGTGATCATGTGTTACTCCTGAGTTTTCCAGCCCATAGCCTTCCAGTTGTCAACTTCATCAGGATGAACATTAGCGATAGTTGGTGCGCCGGGAAACATCTGATAATCGGTCACCATAACCACTAACTCAATTTGCGTTTTTTGTGCGGCTTCACGCTGTGCTCTTTGCTCTTTAGTTAATCCGGCCATATGCCCTCCATTAAAAATGGGGCCGAAGCCCCGTTTGAATGTTTAACCAAGAATCAGACAACCATGTGCCGGCTTCACTGATGAAACACCCCATGCCAGTCCAACTTCATAGCGCACCTGGCGATACTGACGATACAGTGCAATCTGGAACGTAATCCCTGAAATCGGGTCCGTAACATTCATTACATCATCAGCATTATCGCCACCTTCCGGCATTGCCGGAGTACGGGATGCCAGCAGAAACGCGTTGCGATCAAACGCCATATTTGTAGTAAAGGAGCCAACAACTGTGATTGCAGTATCATCGGCCAGATCCTGACGCAGTCCGGGCGCTGCAAGAGTAATCAGATTGCTGGTCGCTGCTGCCACAACATACTGATTCGGATCGCCAGCGAACGTAACAATCTGACCTGCAGAAATACTCCCCGAACCAGTATCAATGGAAATAAGAACATCGCCTTCTTTTTTCTCGCCATTCACGAGATAACCAGTTGCAGCAACCTTTGGCGCTCGTTTTACACCTGCCGAACTGTGAATATTGAATCCCTCCAGACGCCCCAACACGCCCTCACGCAGTAGCTGTTCAGTGCCGGATTCATTCACTTTAAACAGTACAGACTGTTTTCCGCGCAAATTAGCAATGGCAGTGGAGCCAAGCACCATCTGCAGATCGGTTGTCGGTGCGCCGTTATCCTCCAGAACCTGACGAGCCAGAGCAGCATCAGAAAGATCATCTTTAACACCAAACGGCGTTGTCCCTGCGGTTCCCACGGCGCGGGAAGCACCGAAATACAACGCACCAAGATCAGCCTCAACCTCGTTTGCAAGGGCGCGAAAAGCCTGCTTGAACTGATCAGCCAGAATGGTGTTGTAAGTCCCTGAAGGGCCAAGAGCCAGTTGTTCTTCACCATTCCATTTAACCGGTGCCATTTTGGATTTAGTAATTTTCACATCAACAGTGCCAATATTTTGATCACCGGTATTCGGAGCTGACGGCCCCGGTACGATATCTTCGGTTTTCGCCTCAGGCGCAACTGGCGCGGTTACCGTCTGATCTTTTGCTGCGGCGTCAGCTTTTGCGTTTTTTGCTACCGCAGGGATAAAACCTACCTGCTCACGGGATACAATATCCAGGGCGGTATAAATAGTCGGGATCAACCCGGTCAGGGTATTTCCAGCCATAATTAAATATTCCTTAAAAATTTGCGTAATTGTGAATAGATGGAGTAATGAGCTATCCAGCCCTGACACCAGCTCCCATCCGGAAGCTGACAAATGTGTTAATCAACAATTGTGATACCGTCTTTCAATGCGTTTTGCTTACCTGCAACATCCAGTGCATCAAAAGCAAAGCGTTTCATCGTTTTCTGACCAATATCATGCTGTGTCGGACGGGAGCCGCCGCCATTGTTGCCACTGGCTTTCAGGATGTAGTCTTTCTGAGGGTAATTTTCGACGAGGAACTCCAGCGCCTCATCAAACTGCGCCAGTTCGCCAGGCTTCGCGCGGGAATAAATTTTGTTGCCGGAAGCGTCATAAGCAACGATCTTCCCTTCTTCCACTTTGAATGCCTGCCCGAAGCGGGCTTGTAATAAATCTGCCGGGATCGCAATTTTATCGGCAATATATTTTGAACCCGCAAAACTACCGCCAATCATAGAATCGTAAAGCTGCGTCTCCAGCATCTGAGAGCGTTGCTTTTCTTCATCTAATTGCTGCTGAAAATTTTTCGTAATTTCTGCCTTAACCTGGTCAACCTGTCCCGCATCGATCAGCTTTTTCTGGTCGATTTTTGACAGCATTTCCAGTGCCTCGATCGCCTTCTTCGGGTCTTCGATAGCGGCAAACTTAGCCAGTTTTTCCTCTGCAGCTTCTTTAGCCAGGCGATGATTTTTTGCCTCGCCATTAAGCTCTGTAATTTTTTTTATCGCCAGCGGTGCATCGAAGCCGATTTCTTTACCATCGTCGTGCACATAAACTGGCAGGCCAGCAGTATCAATTTCTGCGTATTGTTTTCCGTTAATCTCGACCGTTTTCAGTTTCATATTAGTACCTGGTTTAAGTCTTCCGACAGTTACGCTGCTCACCATCCGGATCGCAGCAATAAAAAAGGCCACCCGAAGGTAGCCTGTTGTAATAAATGATTTATTTAAATCCCTGCTTTTCTGAATACCTGTGCATCACGCTCACGGAGTTGCTTCAGCGTCAGCCATTCGCCTTTATCGGTGTAAAATTCATCTGGCGACATACCGCCATCCCGAATCAGCTTTGCCCGGGTTTCCCCCACAATCTGTTTTTGTCTGGTGTAAGGCTGACGCAAAAACCATTCCCTGTAGGTTGTATCTCCGGCCACCACGCCATCCATGCTGGCCCGCTCAACCGGGGAAATATCACGAACATCAATACCCAGTTCCTTCGCTGATTTCAGAATGAACGTTTCCGTTGAGCGGCAGCAGAAATGAATTTTTCCCGGCCCATGCAAATAAGGCACACTGTGACCTACAGGTTTATTATCCAGCGTATATTTGAGGCGATCCCTGATTCGACATTGTGGCGTAGTACGATTATCAAGCGTTGATAACCATTGCTTACCCTTAATCAAATCATTATTCGCGCTGGCAAAACTCTCACGGGCAGTAGCAGCAAGATGTCCAACCGCTGTTTTTGCAATGCTGGCCGCATTAGCCCGGCTCATCTGCAATGCACCATCCTGAAATCCCTTGCTGACATGTCCCCGAATTTTTCTTGCGATCTGCTCATTGGTATCCCCCAGCAAAAAACCCTGACGCACCGTATTTGTTATTCGTCTGAGCCGATCCGCCTCAAGATCCGAGGCCCACTCACTGAGCAGTCGTCCCTGGAATGGTCGCGCCATTGCAGCGGCGTAAAGTGCATCAGAAGATATACCAACCAGAGGGTGAACATCAGCAACAAAATCAGGTAGCAGAGAATCAAACAGACTTAACTGATAACCAGCCTCATAAATTGCCAGCTCGTTCAGCTCTCCGGAGAGACTGGTAAACATGCTGTTAATAGCAGCGCGGTTAACCTCTCTGACACTCGCCAGAAGTGACTCCAGGCGCGTAACGGTAAAACTACCAGGATCGAGGCTGTCCAGTGCTACCAGCAGGCGAGCTGTAAGCTCCGCATCGCTGTCATTCAGTATTTTCACCATTCTGGCAGCCACACCAGTGCTATAGCGGGATATCCAGACTGCATGAGCAATTGATTCATCATGCAGCCGTTCATTCACGGTTTGCATCATTGATTTCCATCAGCATTACACTCTGATTTTTTAATTCATCGATCACTTCCTCTGGACGGGAATCCTGATCGATAAATTTCAACGCCTGCAACACCCGAACCGCATCAATCTGACGTATATCACCGCCCTGACGCAATGACTGAACAGCCAGCGCGGAGGATGAGTCAAACACCTGGGCAGATACATCCAGTTCAGTGCGCACATCCACATTGCCACCGCAACTCTCTCCGATCCATTCCGCCATTATCTGGAGAATATTATCGAGGGCATCTTCGAGGGAGTTCGCCATTGTATAAAGCGGCGAGTTTTCCTGCATTCGCTCTTCATTAGTCTGATCAACAGATTTGGTGGATGTATTTTCAGCACGCAGAAGTTTAGCGCCGGCATGACGCATCTGATTTTCCAGCTTCTCAAGTGATGTTTCGCCAGATTCTATCGCTGCGCCACTATGTTCAACATATTCGAGGCCATTTTTTGTTCTGTCCTCAAAAATCGTAGCGGTGGATGCACCAACCGTCAGTTCTTCATTCCTGTCCAGCCCGTAGGCCACCAGCAATGGAACGCGGGCAACATGAAGAATATTGTCCTGCTCGCTCTGGCTTTGCCAGTGCTTGATATTCAGCAAGCCAAGATTAAGCAATGGCGGTGTACCACGCATAAACCCTGTTTTCTTCGTATACAGTGTTACCAGAGGAATATCATCACGGCTGGTATTCCATGACTCATGAAGCGTCCAGACAGATTCGCCATTAGTACCTTCGCTGCGTCGATAAATTTCAACTCGACGGGGCATAATATGGCGGATCTGCTCCACCTTCTTCTGCCCGAAATCATCACCATCAATAATGATGACCTCTTTTATACGCAAATCAGTGAGAACAACTTTCCCTTTTTCAACTTTCGATTTCCATCCAATAACCTGGCGTGGATTCAGCATCGTAACGTACGGGCGACCACCGGCCGCGTTTTCATCGGCTTTTGTCCGAATCTCTTTCATATCCGTTCGTGGATAGTCCACCAGCGCATGTGCCACACCATACTGAAATGCGAGACTGAAAAATTGCTGCGCCCACACATCCAGTCGGCTCCCCTCCATGTCGATATTTTCTGCATATTCCCTGATTTTTTCCGGCGTTTCCTCACTCAATACTGTCGGCTCTGCAAATATGCGCCCAATATTTTGTTTGATGCTTTCTTCATACACAGGAAGTAGCGTAGCCACAGACAGGCGTTTTTTATAAGCGTCTTCATCTTCATTAGGCCATTTGGGGAGATAATTTTCCCCCTGCCTGCGCATTTCAAGCGTACCGCCCATCAATGCGTCGTTAATATCCCACGCCTCCAGCATATCGTTATAGTCGAGGTTGGGTGTTGATATATCAGCCATAATTAAATCCGAAGTGATGTGACTCTTCCGGTCGGTTTGACAATAGGGAATTGCTTAACGATGAAATAACCTCCGGCATCATTCGGGTGATCATTGCCAGATTTTTTATCAGGCTCCCCCTTATCATCCCAGACCTGTTGCTCCAGAGATTCGGCATATACCGGACAACGCTTCACATTAACTTTATAGCGACGCTCACCATTGGCATTGCAGAACATTGCATTCATTGAGTTAACGCGATCTTTTACTGGCGGGTTCGAGCTGTTCACCACAACGTTAAAACCAGCCTGCTTAAGCTGGGCTATATCCGTCGTACTTGCGTTACTTGATTTTCTGGAATCTCCGGAAGCATCTGGATAAATATAAATCTCCCTCACTTTCCGGTAATCATTCCCGTCATACAGCCAGAAGCGTTCTTTAATGATGCGGATCATATCCGGCGTATCGTAGGCATTGATGATTTCAGTTACCGCACATGGAAGCCCCAAACGCAGCACATGGACGATCCCCGCCATCTTTCCAACGTTAAAATCCATCCCAATATAAATCGGCTCCCCTGGCTGCTCCACTTCTTCGCAATTATTCAGTTTCCGGTCAAACTGATGGTAAACAGTACCACTTGTCAGGTTAGTAAACTGTCCTCGAAGATAGGCTTTAATCAGCTCTGGAGGGTATGATTCAAGAAGCGAAGGAATGTAATCTGCTGGCAGGTTCTTTTCATTATCGAAAGTAGATGCCTGCACCAGACCATACAGTGAGGCCAGCTCTGTTTTTTCACGCACGGCTTTAACAAACTGCTCGTAGACAAATTTGAATCCTTCCGGCGTGGTTGTAACGTCAATACCGTTGCGAAGTCCATCAATCTTATAACGCATACGCGCAATTATCTTGCGCCACGCCGTTCTGGCTTTTTCCTTCGGCAAAATGTCCAGTTCATCCACCAGCGCATTACCAATTTTGAAACCGACGATCGTTTGTGGCTTCTCCATCGATCTGCAGATAGTGGTTCCCCGATACTGGCGTCCGTAATAAAAGTGAACCTCTTTATTTCCCTCATTAATTTTTACGTTCAATCCCCAGTCAGCAGCAACTTCTTCCACTGTAGGGTAAAAAATATCGCGAATTTGGGGATACGTTGGCGCAAAATATCCCTGATTTATACCTGGATGCTCCCAAATCCCCTTGCATATGCCGCCACACCCAACCCATGTTTTGCCCGAGCCAAAACCAGCAATATAGGCTTTAAATTTATGGGGCATTGAAAGAAATCGCGCCTGAGGCACATTAAGCGTCGGAGAGATCATCTTCATCACTCCTTACTCTGGCATCAACCACATTAATATTGATCGCCACAGGCTGGGGATGTTCATTATCTTCCACCGTTTCGATCTCTTTGCGCAGCTTCTGGTTTTCCATTCTGCGTCGTTCAATTTCCAGTTCCTGTAGCCGCTTATCTGCACATAAAGCCCCGCCAGCAGAAAGCAAACGCAACAATTCACGCCGGGCGGCAGCCTTATCCTCCAGCAGGATCTCAACGCCGAATTTTCCGAGTTTTGCCCCTGCATATAATTGCCGCGCATCCCCATCAAGCAGAGTGGTATCAGCCATATAAAGCTGTCCCGTTCCCTCACCGCAGCACTTCGGGCAGTCCGGATTGGGTATGACGTTATCAACAAAGCCGAGGCCTCCATATTCCGGTTCGGGTTTGCCATCTCTGGAAGCCTGCGCCGCTGCCTTGTCGAATTCTGCTATATCGCGCCACTGGTAGAGATGATTCTCGCCCCAGCAATAACGGCAGTTAACACGGCGAAATTGTGCAAGCTGATTGGGGTCGGCCAGGACAATGGCCATCAACTGACTCACCAGTAAATCCAGGTCTGCGGTATAGCGTTTCTGGTACTGATTGCGGAAGTAGCTGATAGCGCGAAAAACCCTGGCATTTCTAAGCATACGACTGGCGTTGCTGTTAGCTGTCGCACCTTGCCCCTCATAACCGGCTAGTCGGTACGCCTCTGTCGGCTTTTTCCCCTGAGCAACAAGCATCGCAAACTTAGCCTGCTGGTCAGAAATGCCGAATTCATCGGGACAGAACGAAAATTCCTCCGCGTCGCCCTCATTCAGGCCCGCATCGAATACTGGCTTTTTTTCCTGAGATTTTTCGTTCCGCTTTTGTGCAGTCTGCGCAGATTTTTTCTGCGCACTTTTTTGCGCAGTTTTGCGCATTTCTGTCTGCGCATTTTTCGGAGGTTTTTTGATGTAACGACGGGCTGTTGCGTAATTCAGTCCCCTTGCTTCACACCATGCCACCGGAGATATACCGGAGCGGGTGTATTCAGCAATATACTCCTGCTGCAACGCCCCCCAGTCCGGTCTGCTCATCAGTTAGTCCTGATTTTTATCCACCCTGAGTAGTTCGCGCAGAGCAAAGGCATCCCCTTTTCTGGCAAGCTTAAACAATGCCGCTCGTAACTCGGCTTCACCTTTCGCTCTGCCCTTACGGATGGCCGCATAAAAATCTGTCATTGCTTCCCGATTTTCTTTCAGTCGGTTCAGATCAACATCCAGAACGTCAGCGATTTGTTGTGCAGTCATCCGGCACGCTGCCAGAGACTCGACTTTCGAATACGGAATCATTTGTCACCCCTATTGATATGCAGGGTGTCTTCTTCCTGTATTTTTCGTGAAGGATTTTTACTGCAGCGTTGTTCCAGGTGACCTGATGGTGAATGCGTTTATGGCTGGCACCCATCAGTGAGATTTTTACGCACGACGGCGCATACATGACGGAGTAAAAACTTTTAACGTAGGTTCCGGAATCCAGATACAGCTCGGTCATTCCGCCGCTGTTTTTCTGCGTCTGTTTCTGCCCTAACTGGACAGCACCGATCGTCATGAACAATTCACCACAGCGACCGAGATTCGTGTACGTATTCACATCCTCGTTAATGCGCCCCATGAATGAGAACGGTCGATCAACCGAACAGATAAAGCTGTTCATTGCCTTGCGTTTCACCCACGAAGCATGGCCGCCATTGTCACCAAGAAAATCCCCGCCCTGCGACATAGCGATGGAAAGAGCAGGTATTGATTCGTAGTACGCCAGCATTTCAGAAAGGATCGCATCCAGTTTCCTTATCGGAAAATAGGCCTGGTCATAGTTGCGATCCACCCGAAACTGGAACTCGTGATAATCATCATCGAGCTGAATGAAGTATTTACACCCGACCAGTTTTGCCAGGTCGAAACAGGCATTGCGGGCGTAAAAAATTGAGCGGCGGTCACAGAAATTATCGGCTTCGTCAAAACGACTGGCGATATCGGCTTTGGAAAACACCAGCACCTGTTCACCAAATTCAGCCATGTACTGATTCCGTGTCTTATCTTCATCATCAACAACGATAAAAATTTTCCCGGTATAGCCAGCACGACGCAACGTCCGGTAAGTCAGAACTTTGTCCGGTCGCCCGTGAGTCAGAATAAAGGCGCAAAAATCATCACGCATATTCCTCCTCCTCACCACCATGCATGATCTCCACCATGCGCTGCGTCATCCGGACAAATCCATTTTCAATAGCCTGCTGATAATCAATGATCACCAGCGCCGACTCCTCGAAAAAACACTGAATTTCAGAGGGGGCGTGAGCGTAATAGTCCGCAATTCTGCTGAAATTAAACACCGTGTGACGTTCTGCCGCACACAGGAGGAATTTCTCAATATCAGGCTCAAGGGACGCCGAACGTATCCGGCTGATCAGCTCCTGAGTTTTCGTATCGTCGTACAGTTCACTGATATCCGGTTTACCGCCCGACGGCTCATAAACAGGCGTATCAATTTTCGTCGTATACGGCTCCTCCTCATTTCCTGTACCGGGCAAAACATCCGTCAACAGTTCATCAATTTCTGTCGGGATGAAGCCTGTCAGGGAGACATCAAAATCAGCATTGATTAGGTCCGACAGCTCCATCCGCAACAGATCTTCATCCCAGCCAGCATTCATCGGCAGGCGATTATCTGCCAGGCGGTACGCCTTTTTCTGCTCATCCGTCAGGCCAGACAGAACAATGACCGGAACAGAATCCATTTTGAGCATTTCAGCCGCCATAACACGACCGTGACCCGCAATAATTTCGCCCTTTTCGTCAATCAGCACCGGATTAGTCCAGCCGAATTGCTTAATACTTTCTACCAGTTGTGCCACCTGCTCAGTACTGTGCGTCCTGGCGTTGTGCGCATACGGTGACAATTCTTGTAATGGGCGATAGACTATCTTTAATTTCTCGCTCATACAGCCTTGCTTTATGAATAAAACGCACCCCAGCAGCCAGTGCTACTGGGGACGGAGGTGTTGCTGGTAAAGTTAGGTATTGGATCAATGAGTGAGTCAACATAATATTAAACTCACAATTATAAATCAGCCATATATTAGGAGCGCCAAAAAAAACCTGAAAACAATATAATAACAGGATAAATTTCAAGGCGACCAAGAATCATAGCTATGCACATTAAACATTTTGCAATGTCATTAAGCACTCCGAATGACGATGCAGTAGCCCCAAAACCTAATCCCATATTATTAATACATGCAGCCACTGTTGCAAATGATGTAAGAAAATCATATCCCATACCATTTAACACCAGTATAAAAAACACCGTGAAGAGAGTATAAAGAAAAAAGAAACTCCATACAGACCTCATTACACGATCTGTAACTATCTTCCCTCCTACATTTACACTCAACAACGCTCTGGGATGAGAAAGCTGATTTATCTCGTGTTTGCTTTGTTTGAAAAGTATAAGAAATCGAAGTGACTTAATTCCACCACAAGTTGAACCTATACATCCCCCAAAGAAACTTGACAACAGCAAAAACACTATCGTGTGCGTGGGCCAACTTGCATAATCCTGCGTAGCTAAACCATTATCAGTGAGCATGGAGCTGGCAAGAAAAAACGAATGAATAAAACTTCCATGCAAGTCATACATACCTATATGCCAGACCTGGAAAGAGGTAACAATGATCACCCCTAAGGCTATTAACAGAAAGAAACGAAGTTCAATATCTCTGATTAAAGGTTTTATCGTTTTCCTGCTAATAACAATATACCAAAGAGTGAAGTTGAAAGCCGATAGCAGGGAAAAAGAACCAGCCACCAGCTCAACCAAATAGTTATTAAAATATCCGATACTCTCGCTATGAGTTGAGAAACCACCAAGCGAAACTGTGGAAATCCCGTGACAAATAGCATCAAACAAAGGCATTCCTGCAAGTCTATAACAGACAATACAAGCAATACCTAATAAAGAATAAGTTATCCACAGTGTCCGTGACGTATCGGCCAGGCGGGGAGTGAGTTTGTCATCCTTAAATGGCCCCGGCATTTCTGACTGATAAAGCTTTGCACCACCAATACCCAATAATGGCAATACAGCAACCGCCAGAACAATAACTCCTAAACCACCTATAAAATTTAACTGTGACCGATAGTACAAATATGCCCGAGGTAATGAACTAACATCATCAATTACAGTTGCTCCTGTTGTTGTTATTCCAGAAACCCCTTCAAACAGAGCATCAATGAACGTTAAATTAAGTTCTGAGTCAATCCATAAAGGGAATGCACTAATAACAGAAAACAAAATCCAAAACATTACAATTATAATAAACCCATCACGGGTACGTAATTGAATGCCAGATTTCTTAGTTGTATACCACGCTCCGCCACCAATGCAAAAAAATATAACGAAAGTTATAAAGAAAACGAACAGGCTTTTTTCTTTATAAAACAATGCTACAACCATTGGTGGCAACATTGAAAGACTATAGAGCCAAACCAGGAACCCACACATATGAGTAACAACTCTTACATGAGATGTATTCATATCTAAATATTCTTTCAATTATAACCACCTTGCTGCAATATTATGATTATACTGTATAAAATTTAACTCCTCTTAGATCTTACTTCACTGTTCCTTATGAAACAATCATCAAAATGAATCATATTGTAGTTAAGATTTTACTTTAAACACTGCTCGGTTATGTATTGCTGAGCACCTTCAAGTTGGGCCTGCATCATTACCAGTCGTTCCCGGAGGGTGAAATAATCCCGTTCAGCGGTGTCTGCCAGTCGGGGGGAGGCTGCATTATCCACGCCGGAGGCGGTGGTGGCTTCACGCACTGACTGACAGACTGCTTTGATGTGCAACCGACGACGACCAGCGGCAACATCATCACGCAGAGCATCATTTTCAGCTTTCGCATCAGCTAACTCCTTCGTGTATTTTGCATCGAGCGCAGCAACATCACGCTGACGCATCTGCATGTCAGTAATTGCCGCGTTCGCCAGCTTCAGTTCTCTGGCATTTTTGTCGCGCTGTTCTTTGTAGGCGATGGCGTTATCACGGTAATGATTAACACCCCATGACAGGCAGACGACGATGCAGATAACCAGAGCGGAGATAATCGCGGTTACTCTGCTCATACCTCAATCTCTCTGACCGTTCCGCCAGCTTCTTTGAATTTTGCAATCAGACTGTCAGCCTTATGCTCGAACTGACCATAACCAGCGCCCGGCAGTGAAGCCCATATATTGCTGCAACGGTCGATAGCCTGACGGATATCACCGCGATCAATCATCGGCAAAGCGCCACGCTCTTTAATCTGCTGCAGCGCTACAGCATCCTGACTTTCTGGAGAAAAATCTTTCAGGCCAAGTTGCTTGCGGTAGGCATCCCACCAGCGTGAAAGAAGCTGGTAACGTCCAGCGGCTGTTGATTTGAGTTTCGGATTTAGCGTGACAAGTTTGCGGGGGTGATCGGAGTAATCAGTGAACAGTTCGCCACCGACAATAACATCATAACCGTGATTTCTGGTTTTCTGCCGTCCGTTATCTGTTCCTTCTGACCATGCCACCATATCAAGGAAAGCTTTACGCTGGGAATTAAGTGTCTGCATTAATTACTCCTTATGGGCACCGAACTTGTTACCGATGACCCTCATTGCCGCACCACGAATAGCATCAACACCAATCAGCCCCACCCCACCACCAATGGCAACAGAAAGTGATTTAGGCCATCCGACATACTCAAGCGCGGATGCAAAGGTCAGCGTCAGAGCACCACAAAGCAGAATCTCAAGCGTTTTTCGTTTCCAGCCGCCGCCACCGCCAAAATAGGCAATGCGCAAACCAGCCATAATAATTGACATAACCACTGCACCCAGCGGCGTATCTCCACGCCACCAACTTTGTAAGAGTTCCAGTAAGTCAGGCCAGGAATGAGGGGCATTGTGCATTTTCATAAGCCTCACCTCCGAGAGTTCGGATGGTGCTAAGTGTAAGATTCAGGCTCTCAGGCTTGCTAACAAGAAGTCGAGGATGTTTCCGGAGCCTAACAACGAAAAAGCCCCGGGACATGCCGGGGCCAGATGGAGTGCCAGATTAAGCTTCTGGCGGTATATACTCGTGTTTGATATCGTTAAATCGCCAAAAGTAACAATTCAAACAAAGAGGATTTTTATGTCTGAAAAAAACAAACCACAAGGTGAAAATAAACCTCAGCACCCCGTGGCACCAAAACCAACTCCAACACAAAGTACTACAGACTTTGCTACACGTCGTGTTTTTGTTGGAGATTCTGCCGACTCAGTCATTGAACATATAAAAAAACAGCCGAGATAAACATCGCCGCTACCGGAGCAAGGATGGTATACATCCTTGCTTTATCGAGACTCGTGCGGATTTTCTCATTTTCCAACAGTAACTCTCTTGCTGTATCACTCAAGTCAACAAGGCGATACCTTCGTATAAGCGGCAATAACTTATCAGGTCCTAAATATCCTGCATCAGCGAATATTTTAAAGCTCGAGGGCTCCATATCCTTATATTTTTCATGATATAGATGATCAGGAGGGGCATTGATCAGGCCCCTAACCTTCACAGATAAACCAGTACATACCAAGTAAATGGCGCACCATGTCCATAGTAATGTAAATGTGGTAATTCCGGCGGTGAGAAAATCGAAATTAGTTTTCTGTGTCAGCAATAAAAAAGATGAACCAATTCCAACAATCTGAATGTTCAGAAGTTTGTATCCATTCTCAACATTGGTTTTGTTAGAAAGATGAATCTCTCGTATCGTCTCTTCCCCTTGTTTTTCAAGATAATCGACGAGCTCATCATCTACTCCTAAAAAATAATCTTTAGGTAGTTCTCTCATCTCACCTCCACATCCTGTACTGAAAACAATTTTACCAGAATGTCTCGATTCTAGGTATTCCGCCAGGAATCGCGCTCCAGAAATGAAACATCAGGTTCGCCAGTACCAGAAACAACAAAACCCGCTCAATGGCGGGTTCTGGTAAAGTTCATGCGCTTGGTTCGCCTCGCGATACAGCTTTGCGAAGCATACCGGAATTGAAGCAGTTTATGCGTAAAAAATCAAGCTATTTTTTGAGCAAATGATTCTCGCATGGGAATATATAGGGCATACTCAGCAACAGCCAACCAATTAGCAATTCGCTTTTCGCATGTGCTAAAACACCACTCAGGATGTGCATCATTTAGCAATTCAGCCATTTTGCGCTTAGTCATCCCCCGTCCTTCATACCGTTGCCGGAGGACACTAATCAATCCAGGATGCTCTGCCAGCACCTCACTTATGACTCTATCAATACATAACGCCTCTGCATCAGTACAATGCGCCAGCCAGATCTTTTGCTTGCCATTGATCATCTCTCGCAAAAACGCTTCCAGCTCAGGTTTCTCTATTCCCGCTTTTTTCATCCTGCGCAGGGCTTCATTGACGGCTGTTTTCGTCAATTTTTTGGATGCCAGCAACTGGTTAAACATATTTCCCGTCTTACCGCCGCCAATATACGACCAGCGCCCCCACATGCGCAGTTTTCCCTGAATCCAGACACTTTCCAGCGTGGTGAGACGAAGGTGTTCCCCGCTTTTGCCTGTATTTGTTGGGTAAATCATAAATAACCTTCCTTTCTCCAGATTTCTTGTGTGCGAAAAACACCTTCTGCATGCATCAGGCGTAATTCTTCTTTGGTGTAATCGCTGGTTTTTACCCGCCCGTCGATTAAATCGTGGCATGAGCTACAGGCAATCGCTGCCTGCATATCGTGTGGTTTTGTCGCTGTTCCGCACGTCCCCGCCAGCCTGTAATGCGCCAGCACAGATGTTTCGGGATTGTGATTGCAGTAGCCAGGAATTCTGACGGTGCACATCTGCCCCCGCGCCGCTTTACGTAAATCCACCATTACGCAAACTCCAGCAGCTGCGCGGCCACATTTTCGACTTGTTCCGGAGAGGAAAATTTACGGAACAGAATCCAGTTCCACAGCACATTCAGAACAGATTTATAAACCTGCTGAAACTCGGTTTCGTCCATATTCGCAAAAGCGATAGATTTTGCCCGACGCCCGCGGCTACCGTCCGGATAAAAATGTTCGGTGTAAAATCCAGCCTGAATGGTTACCCACTCGCGAAAAGCCTCAAACGACTTTAGCAATGCCGTATCCCGGGTTCTGCGTGTCGCAACTGTATTCAGATATTGCTCTGCGGCATCACTCAGGGCTGGCGTGTGTTCCCGACCAACTGATTCGCACAGGTAATCAACGAAACCAGACAGCAGTTCTCGTTCGCGAGGCGTGATCGCCCCACCGACCGGAGTCCAGTAATCGAATCCCAGTTGCAGGAGTTTGAAAAAACGCTTGTGGAATGCGTAGTTACGCACACGCTTAAAGTCTGCGTGTATCCACTCGCCTATTTTGATTTGATGCAGAAAATCACAACTCTCCGGCGTCGCCGGGAGAAGTAATCCGGAAGAGGTTTGTTTGACCAGTTGTATATGCGCCATTTCTTAATCTCTCGATGGCGCAGCGCAGCAGATGCCAGTTGTTCAGGCTGACGTATGAAGTATAAATAAACTGGCTCCAGTGTAAAGCCCCACCTTAATGGAATAAAAACCAAACAACAGATTGCTGGGATACAAACAACGCTTATTATTAAAAGCGGTTAAACAAATTAAATTTTAATGTTATGCAAATCTGCCAGATCACCATAATATCTCATTTGAAAACCGCTGAAATAACAACCCTATTAGGGTTAATCATATTAAGGTGAGTAAATATGGAAAACAACAAATCTGCACATTACGTTCCTTTTTTATCTGTAATACTTTTTGTTTTATGCTGTGCGTGGGCATTATTTTTATAAAAATATTCACAGATAAAATATACCCGCCAAAGTTGGTTAAGTGCGGGTGCGTTGAGGATGCCTGACTCATCAGAGGTGGCGAGGGATTTCTCCCTCGCCTGGTCTCTCACTCCTCAGGTTCGTAAGCTGTGAAGACAGCGACCTCCGTCTGACCGGTTCGGATTTGTACCTCGCAGAAGTCTTTCCTTGTTACCAGTGCCATCACAACGACGGTAATACAGATGACAATCAGGGCGATTAACATCGTCTTTTGCTGCATCACAGCCTACTTACCCTTACCTTTCGTTCAAGCGGTAAGGTCACTTTTTCTGTTGTGTGCTAACCAACAAACCTCTTTTATCTGCATTAAAAATCGTTATCATGTCATCCTCAACCTGTTAATAGCCTATTATGGACTTTAGTAAACAATGAGCACTTCCGCATACAAGAGCAAAATTCGAACACTCCAGTGCGCGTTAAAAAACGGTGAATTTGAACCATTCATACAACATATCCGTTTTCCATACTTTAAAAATATAGAGCAGAATGCAAGGATCGATTTTCAGTTCCCTATAACGGCTTTAGTAGGAAAAAATGGAACTAATAAAAGTTCTGTTATCAAAGCGCTATTTGGTTGCCCACATGGTAAAAATATAACTCGTTATTGGTTCACAACTGAAACAGATGAGTTTCCTGACCTAAAACTTGCTGATGGCAGTTCTCTTAAACCTAGATATATATATGGATATAAAAATGCTGATGGCCGTTTAGTTGAAATACTCCAAGCACGTATCAATGCTACCAAGAAAACAATCGATTATTGGGAAACAAGTCGACCATCTGTTGGTGATAACATGGAGAGTATTTCGGATGATCTGGGTGCTAATAGTAATGCAACCAGATGGAAAAAAATCAAGAAGGGATTGGTTTTCCTAGATTTCAGATCGGAAATAAGTGCATTTGATAGATGTATGTATCACTCTGATTTTAAATTAAGAAAGAAGAAGAGTGGTGTATTAATTACAAAGCAAGACTATATCAGAAGCAAATCTAAATATATAAAGAAAGCTTTTGATGAAAAGCTAAGTAATTTAAGACTCTGGGGGGCGGAAACCATTGTTAAAAATATAACCTTGGCGCCAGAACTAGTTGAGCACGTCTCATTTATATTAGGGAAAAAATATAAAGTCATTAAATTTCTTGAGCATCGGTTATTTGGAACCAGAGGAGGAACCGCTTTACTTTCAACTGATAAGTTGAACTATACAGAAGCGTTTGCTGGAAGTGGTGAATTTGCAATAGTTTCACTAATACTCAATATTTATTCGGCCAAACCTAATTCATTAATTCTTCTTGACGAACCAGAAGTTTCACTTCACCCTGGTGCACAAAAAAGGATGATGGATGTTCTGTACTCTATTGTTGAGCAGAAAAAACATCAAGTGGTAATATCAACCCATTCTCCTGTTATTGTGAACACTCTTCCCAAAGATGCCATTAAATTATTTGTTTTTGATGAAGAGAGTGAAACAGCTAAAATAGTTCAAAATATAGCACCGGATGAAGCTTTTATAGAGCTAGGGCATGATATTAACAAGAAAACAATAATTGTAGAAGATAAATTAGCTAAAGCAATTATAGATAAAGCGATTAAAAATGATGAAAGATTAAGCTTATCATTTAGTGTAAGTTATATACCAGGTGGTTCGGAGACCATTTTAAGCAAGCATCTTCCCAGTTACGCTGTGGTAGAACGCAATGATATTTTGTTTTTACTTGATGGTGATAAAAACAAAAAAATAAAACCAGTAAGAATTAGTGAAATTGCTGATGCTGATTTAGTTAATACAATGTGCAAATATTATGGTTGCGAGTTAATTATCAATGCCAGTGGTAGTAATGGCAAAAAAAATGAACAAGAATCTAATAGACTCAAAAGGCAAGTGCTTGAGTATGCATTCAATAAAGTGCAGTATTTACCATTTGATACTCCCGAACAATTACTCATTGAAAAGGCAATTACGCCAAGTGAAAAAGAAATAATTGATTCACAGACCTGGAGTTCTAATGATCCAGAACTGTATAAGAATCAAATAAGATTATTAGCGCAACACCTGTATGATAAAGAAGAAGTAAATGCAGAGGAAATTTTTTGCCTCCAACAAATGATGACCGCAAGACTTAAAAATGAATTGCCTGAATTTATAAAAATAAGAAAAATAATTACTCAGGCTCTTGACCGTGGTATCATTAGGTAGTGATTCTGGATGCAGAGGGAAAAATGAAAAAAATCAAAGTGTTTGACTTCTTTTCCGGTTGTGGTGGAACCAGCCAAGGTTTCCATCAAGCTGGAATGGATATTGTTTTTGGCCTCGATTTCGACGTTGATGCAGCCAGTTCATTTCGTGCAAATTTCCCGCAGGCTGCTTTTATTAACTCGGACATTAGGTTAATCGACAACAATGCCATAAACAAGTTAGTAAAAAAACATCGTAATGATTACATTCTTTTTTCAGGATGTGCGCCTTGTCAACCGTACTCTAAGCAAAACTCAAATAAGAAAAATGATGATCCACGATTAGATCTATTAAAGGAATTCAGTCGCTTTGTAGAGCATTATATGCCTGATTTTATTTTTGTTGAAAACGTGCCAGGAATGCAAAAGTTTAACAAAAATGAAGGAACATTCATGATGTTTTTAGAAATGCTTTCATCAAAGGGATATAGTGTAGATTATAAAGTAATGCCAGCTGCGTGGTACGGTGTACCACAGACGCGAGAAAGATTAGTGCTCATTGCATCCAAGGATTTTTATGTCGCATTGCCTTCTCCTACACATGGGGTTGGAAATACTCCCTATTCAACAGTAAAGGACTGGATCGCTAATTTACCGAAGATAGAAGCAGGAGAAAAGCATAATAGTATTCCTGATCATGAAGCTGCACGCTTATCAGAGCTTAATTTACGTAGAATAAAATGCACTCCTGAAGGTGGAAGTCGAGAATTTTGGCCAGATGAATTGATTTTAGAATGCCATCGTAACCATAAAGGGCATACAGACGTATATGGACGTTTGAGTTGGGACAAACCAGCCAGCGGACTAACAACTCGTTGTATTAGCTATTCAAATGGACGTTTTGGACATCCAACACAAAATCGAGCAATATCGGTTCGTGAAGCAGCGTGTCTACAAACATTTCCTTTGGATTATAAATTTATTGGTTCTTTGCAATCTCGGGCTCGTCAAATAGGAAATGCGGTCCCTCCGAAGATGTCTGAAACGATTGGAAAACATTTGCTTAATATAATCAAAGCCTCCTAGGAGGCTTTATTTTATTGTTATCCCCCCTAGTAGTTAATCGTGCTCACCAGACAACCTCCTGAAATTACTCTGGTAAAATGCCAGTACACGCTGCATAACTTCGCTTTTCCGGCACTCGCGACAGATTATATTCAGGCGCCTGTCGTAGCGGCGTATTTCTCCGTCTGGTAATGACCAGATAAGGTCAGGATCAACCACAACCGTTTTTTTCACCTTTGCCCTGGATAGTTTTTTGCGGGCGTTTTGCCAGTCCTTACGAGCCTGCTCAGACGGGAATAATCCGTAGCCTGAATTGTAAACATCACCACTGGCGACCAGTTCTCTGGCGAGAGTGCTTATGTAATACCTTGATGCACCGGTTTTAGCCTCCAGAGCCCGTAACGTCTCGCGACCGCTCAGACGTACAAGTTCAACAACCTGCCCTTTAATTTTTTCCCGCTCTTCTGGTGTAAATACTTTTGCCATAGGTGCCTCCGGCAATCACTTTTCCGACACAATACGACTGGAGGAATCGAAAATCTGTCGAACAATATCCCGGTGCTTGTTCAGCTCCCGCAGCGCGGCGCAGACTCGCTCCCACTTCTGGACATGATTTTTCGCCCGACGCAGTTCACGGTTTGCCATATGCAGCGATGGTAAAATCAGGTTATCCGCTTGCGTTTCAGTAAACGATGGCAACGACTGCACAATGTCCGCCACAGTTTCTGTTTTAATATCTTCCTGTGTTGCAGCTTCCTGTACTGGTAACGCAACACCGGCTAGCTGAGGAAAGGCTTTACCATCTGTTTCCGCTACCGATGCAGCTTTCGGCTCTGCTGGTAAATTACCGCCCGGCATGCAGTAACGAAATTTACCGTTCTGATTAACGCGAATCAGACGAGCTTTGCTGATTGCCATTGCCAGCGTTGAAGCCACTTTGCGGGATGTGGTACCGAACAACGTAGCCAGTTCATCCGCAGTTAGTGGACCACGTTGTTCAATCGTCGCAGTTAAATCGCTCTCTGAAATTTTCGCGACTGTTGCCGTGGTAGTTTCTTCCGGCAGTTCTGCCGGCGCTGGCTGTTCCTGCTGAACGTTGTTATCAGCCACACGCCAGGTGTACGCGCTTTTATCAACGAAACCAGCCTTTTTCAGTTCCCATAGTTCGTTCAGCACTTCTTCACGGCTGATATCAAGTCGCGCAGCAAGTTCTATGGATGTGGCTTTTCCCATTGCTTTCAGTGCGTCAAAAACAGTCTCCATTAAATTTTTCTCCCGGTAAAAATTACTTCGCAATTCCTGGCTGGACGACATTCGGACGCCAGCTCTCCCAGTTAAAATTCACCCATCGCCCGCCGTTCATGGTCATGCGATCCATAATCCTCTCGCCGAGCAATGTTTTCATGGCCTCATAATTCAGGTTTGTCAGCATCCCCACGCTGCGCATCGACGCTGTCCGGCGATCAACAATCTGGTGCAGCACCACCTGCTCGTTTTTTGTCTCGCGCTGAATGCCAATTTCATCAAGAACCAGCAGATCCACTTGGCACAGTTCCCGCAAAAATTTTTCGCCTGATTGCCCGTCGTCATAGCTGGCGTGTAGGGCACTCATGACATCAGCCACGGTAACCACAATCACTGTCTGGCCATCTTTCAGCAGGCGATTCCCGATAGCCGCCGCCAGATGGTTTTTTCCGGTACCAGGTTTTCCGCTGAACGCAAAATTTGTACACCCGGTCATCAGTTCATCAGCGATGGATTTCGCCTGACTCAACGCGTATCGCTGCCCTTCGTTCTGCACCTGGTAATTCGAAAACGAGCATTTGCGGTGCAATGGCTGGATGCCAGAGCGATTAAGAATTTTTTCCACCCGCAACTGACGATTCTGACGGTTGATCTCCTCACAACGTTTCTGGCCTTCGGAAAGTTGCCACTCGCGCCACTCCGCTACCGTCTTGAATGGCGCGGTTACATGTGACGGGGCCAGTCTGCGGATACGTTCAAGAACATCGCCTGTCGCAATATTTTTCATGGTCAGTTACCCCCTGAAGCCTGGCGGGATCGCACTATCCGGTAACGAGACGGTGTTAACCTGTCGGAGTAACGTCTCAGGTCGAACACCTTTCGGCGCGAACAAGCCCTGGTATTCATTGGCGATGCTGTGTCGAATCACCTGCTCAGGTGAAAAACCCTGCTGGCGGAATTTTTCCAGCTCCCGTATCGCCCCGTTAGCGCCCTGCTCCGTTCGAATCGGTTTTCGCAATGCCTGGCGAAATTCAACCCACTCACGCCAAAGCGAGACAGAAATCCAGTTCGGCAAAGCAATATCCAGAGGGTCAAACTTTTTGACACCTCGATTCCCCCGGGGGGGATTTAGGGGGGGATCTGTTTTTAGATCTTTATCTGTATCTTTATTAGTTGCCTTTGTGTTGACATCATGTTCAAACACCACTTCAACATCTGTTTGAACACCTGTTAAATTTCTCTCTTGTTTTGTTTGAACATCTGCTTCCTTTCTGCTTCTTCTGGCCTGAACAGATGCTTTTCCTGCGGCTGATTTTTTGGTTAATTTTTCCCTGACTGATGCCAGATCTTCCTCAATCCGAAGATGCACCCATTCCTCGCCGTTATCGCAAAAAAACTCCTGCAAGGATGGTTCAACATCAGCCCATCGCTCGTTAGTCAGACGGGCAATTTTTGCCAGCCTGTTTTTAGGTATTGGCTTTCCTGTTTGCCAGTAATTGAACATCAGCAACAAATACGCACCATGCTCCTCTGCTGACAAATGCATGGTGTCAGCCAGGTAATCAGCTATGTACAGTTGCATGTATGGTAATGCGGCCATAATTGCCCCGTATGATGCTGCCCGGTGGCTTAGAATAAGCACAAACAGCATGGAAACTTTTGCTTAATGAACAATGACAGAATCGTCGGAAGAACCGCCGCCGCTGAAATGCGCTTTCCGGTAAACGGCTTGGACTGCATCATCATGCGCATCAATTGCCGTACTTAACGCTTCCTGCGCCGCCAGTAATGCACGGCGTTCCAGGGTATCGAAGATGCAGAGTCGGTGACGCAGCTCGCGCGGAAGGATTGCCAGAATTGCTGGGATCAGCTTCTGAATTTTTTCTCTTTGCGTTTTCGTTTCACCTTTCAACCAACGGTGATAGATATTCTTCTGATTGTTCCAGTCCTTGCCTGGAACCAGGGGCAATTCGCCGCCCCCCTGGCGCAGATATTCTTCAGTAATTGCATTGGCTACCCATGCCTGCCCTTTTTCGGCTGCTAGGGCAAACAACACTGATTCGATGTGCTCATGCTTGATTTTCATGAATCATTTGCCTCTTGATGTTTCAGGTATGATCAAATGAGGATTTGTTACTGTCATTTAGTTGCTTCACTGACATATTCTGCGAACAACATGCCGAACGTCGTAAATATGACCAGTCAATATCAGGACGAAGTTCTTCGCACAGAACCTCACCTCTTGTTGCACGTTCAATTGCTGGACATCTCTCGGCAGGCAATTGACGTACCCCTTTGATCCATTGATTTACGCTTGGAGGTGATACACCTAAAAGCCTAGCCATTGCTGATTGCCCACCGACAACAGCACAAGCTTGCTTGAATGAATAGTTCTCTTTTTTCATCGAATGAACTCCAAAAACACACAGAAATATTAGGCGACGCCTAACGCAATTGTCAATAGGCTGTGCCTAATGCGGTAAGGGTAGGGATTGCCTAATGTAATGCGCATAGGAGAATATTAAGCAATGCTTAGTGGTAAAGACTTAGGCCGAGCGATAGAGCAGGCCATTAACAAAAAAATCGCATCGGGATCCGTCAAATCAAAGGCGGAGGTCGCACGCCACTTCAAAGTCCAACCACCATCAATTTATGACTGGATTAAGAAAGGCTCTATAAGTAAAGATAAACTTCCAGAATTATGGCGTTTCTTTTCTGATGTTGTTGGTCCAGAGCATTGGGGGCTTAACGAATACCCCATACCAACCCCCACCAATTCAGATACAAAAAGTGAACTTTTAGATATAAACAACCTTTATCAAGCAGCCTCTGATGAAATAAGAGCGATTGTAGCTTTCCTGTTATCTGGAAATGCTACAGAACCAGATTGGGTTGACCACGATGTTCGCGCCTATATAGCAGCGATGGAAATGAAAGTGGGTAAGTATCTGAAAGCTCTAGAATCTGAACGGAAAAGCCAGAACATCACAAAAACTGGAACTTAAACTTATATGGTCTGACGGAAAACTCCTGGATTCCGTTATTTAACCCCCCCATCACTTTCTGCTGTCGCCATCACCTATTAGGTTACGCTCAAAACATTAGGCATAGCCTATTGACAATCAATTAGGCATTACCTATAGTTCCAGCATACCACCCACCCCGCCCCACAGAACGCCGGGCAATACTTCGAGTTACCAGGCAGTGGTAAGGGGTTAAGTAGCCAGCCCGAGGCGTATGAACATGACGGCGGGATTCAAATTTTGCAGTGCAGCAGTTAGTTCCGCCACCCGGCGTTAAGGGGAGAGATAAGATGGTGCATTACGAAGTAGTTCAGTATTTGATGGATTGTTGCGGTATCACTTACAACCAGGCTGTGCAGGCTTTACGCAGCAACGACTGGGATCTCTGGCAGGCAGAAGTCGCTATACGTAGCAACAAGATGTGAGATTCGCAAAATGCAAAAAATCGACCTCGGCAACAACGAATCCCTGGTGTGCGGCGTGTTCCCCAACCAGGATGGAACGTTCACTGCCATGACGTATACCAAAAGCAAAACATTTAAAACCGAAACTGGTGCGCGCCGATGGTTGGAGAAGCACACAGTAAGCTAACGATTAAAACGTCTACTCCTGCTGTTCCAGAATAACTTCATAAAATGGGAGTATTTTTCGGTGACGAGATAATAAGAACAGTTTGCGCTATCACTCTGATGTTGAATGATGCCCTTCCGTTCTAATTTTTTCATAACCGGGTTACGGCAAGGAGAAGTGATAATAAGATTTCCTGTTTTAAGGAAATCTTTAAATACAGCGATTTCTTTCTCAGATAAACGAAGCAATACTCGTTGCTCTGGTAGTAATGAATAATGCTTTTGAATATGTGCTCGCAATCTTGAGAAGGAAATGGCGACCACGAAAGAAAAGGCAAAAACGATAATCTGAAAGAGCCAAGGTATTTCAGTATAAGCATTGAATGCGGCAGTAAACTCTTTCGGTATCAGCCAGAGAGTGAGACCAAAAATGATAATCGTATACATAAGTCTTTCGAGTGGCTCGTTAGCAAAAAGTTTCAACAATGGAGTAAATACATCCAACATATCAATAACTCTCAACTGTAAGGGTATTGAAATGTTAACACAAGCTCTCGCTGTAGGGGTATAGCCGAGACCACCGAAGCCCGGAGGTGGTGAAATAAAACCGGGCACAACACGAAGGCGCATTTCCGATATCCATAAAGAGTCGGTCTTGTCTGTTAAATTTAAATGGTGGGAGTGCGCCTCCGGTTGTAAATAACGACATTGCTGTGTGTAGTCCTGGCGGCATCAGTTTTTTTCTTGAAGTTCGGCTGATGTCCGCCCTTTTTAAAGTGAATTTTGTGATGCGGTGAATGCGGCTAAGCGCACGTGGCACAGTTAAAAGTCATGTTAGTCCTTATTGGTTTGGGTGGGAAAGCCGACTGTAATTGTTAACTGGTTGCAGTCACCTGGAGGCACCAGGCACCGCATCAACAAAGTTCATTTGTAAAAATGGAGATAATTATGATTGCACATCACTTCGGAACTGATGAAATACCACGTCAGTGTGTGACTCCTGGCGATTATGTTCTTCATGAAGGCCGGACATATATTGCCTCGGCAAACAATATTAAAAAGCGAAAACTATATATTCGTAACCTGACCACAAAAACATGCATTACTGACCGCATGATTAAAGTCTTCCTCGGTCGTGATGGTTTACCTGTAAAGGCGGAGTCATGGTGATGACTAAGAAAATAAAATGTGCTTACCACCTTTGCAAAAAAGACGTTGAAGAAAGCAAAGCTATTGAAAGAATGCTTCACTTCATGCACGGGATTTTATCAAAAGACGAACCGAGAAAATATTGCAGTGAAGCTTGTGCCGAAAAAGACCAGATGGCACATGAACTTTAATTAATTGACTATTCGAAACTGAATTTATGCCAGAAATGGCAGGTATTCGCTCAACCTTAATTAAGGAGAAAAACATGATTACCAATTATGAAGCCACTGTTGTAACTACCGATGACATTGTTCACGAGGTGAATCTGGAAGGAAAGCGCATTGGCTACGTAATTAAAACAGAAAATAAAGAAACCCCATTCACTGTGGTTGATATCGATGGTCCATCAGGCAACGTAAAAACACTTGATGAAGGTGTCAAAAAAATGTGCCTGGTGCATATCGGAAAGAATCTGCCCGCAGAAAAAAAAGCCGAATTTCTGGCAACTCTAATTGCAATGAAATTAAAAGGTAAAATCTGAAAGAAATAGCCTGCGTATGGCGCAGGCTATGAACAGTGTGTATCCGGCAAGATCATTCACTGAACAAAACGAATTTTAATCTGAGTTGAGGTTAAAAAACAATGAGCACAAAACCACTCTTCCTGTTACGGAAAGCGAAAAAATCATCCGGTGAACCTGACGTCGTCCTGTGGGCAAGCAACGATTTTGAATCGACCTGTGCCACTCTGGACTACCTGATCGTTAAGTCAGGTAAAAAACTGAGCAGCTATTTTAAAGCTGTTGCCACGAATTTTCCTGTCGTTAATGACCTGCCCGCTGAAGGTGAGATCGATTTTACCTGGAGTGAACGCTATCAACTCAGCAAAGACTCCATGACATGGGAACTAAAACCGGGAGCAGCACCAGACAACGCTCATTATCAAGGCAATACCAACGTCAACGGCGAAGACATGACTGAGATTGAGGAGAATATGCTACTCCCAATTTCTGGCCAGGAACTGCCCATTCGTTGGCTTGCTCAACACGGCAGCGAAAAACCGGTAACGCACGTTTCACGCGACGGACTCCAGGCATTACACATTGCTCGGGCTGAAGAACTACCGGCTGTTACTGCCCTGGCTGTTTCCCACAAAACCAGCCTGCTCGACCCGCTGGAAATTCGCGAACTCCACAAACTGGTTCGTGACACTGACAAAGTTTTCCCTAATCCTGGTAATTCAAACCTGGGACTGATAACTGCTTTTTTCGAAGCATACCTGAACGCTGACTACACCGATCGAGGACTGCTGACAAAAGAGTGGATGAAGGGTAATCGTGTTTCACACATCACTCGCACGGCTTCCGGTGCTAATGCTGGCGGCGGAAACCTCACCGATCGCGGCGAAGGTTTCGTACACGATCTGACGTCACTGGCGCGCGACGTAGCCACTGGCGTACTGGCCCGTTCAATGGATCTGGACATCTATAACCTTCATCCGGCACACGCTAAACGCATTGAGGAAATTATCGCTGAAAATAAACCGCCCTTTTCTGTTTTCCGCGACAAATTCATCACCATGCCTGGCGGGCTGGATTATTCCCGCGCCATCGTGGTTGCGTCCGTAAAAGAAGCACCAATTGGGATCGAGGTCATCCCCGCGCACGTCACTGAATATCTGAACAAAGTACTGACTGAAACCGATCATGCCAACCCTGATCCGGAAATCGTGGATATTGCCTGCGGTCGCTCCTCTGCCCCGATGCCGCAGCGAGTAACAGAAGAAGGAAAACAGGATGATGAAGAAAAACCGCAACCATCTGGAACAACGGCAGTTGAACAGGGAGAGGCTGAAACAATGGAACCGGACGCAACTGAACATCATCAGGACACGCAGCCGCTGGATGCTCAGTCACAGGTAAATTCTGTTGATGCGAAATATCAGGAACTGCGGGCAGAACTCCATGAAGCCCGGAAAAACATTCCATCAAAAAATCCTGTCGATGCCGATAAATTGCTTGCTGCATCACGTGGTGAATTTGTTGACGGAATTAGCGACCCGAACGATCCGAAATGGGTAAAGGGGATCCAGACTCGCGATTGTGTGTACCAGAACCAGCCAGAAACGGAAAAAACCAGCCCAGATATGAATCAACCTGAGCCAGTAGTGCAACAGGAACCGGAAATAGCCTGCAATGCCTGCGGCCAGACTGGCGGGGATAACTGCCCTGACTGTGGTGCGGTGATGGGCGACGCAACATACCAGGAAACATTCGATGAAGAGAGTCAGGTTGAAGCTAAGGAAAATGATCTGGAGGAAATGGAAGGCGCTGAACATCCGCACAATGAGAATGCTGGCAGCGATCCGCATCACGATTGCAGTGATGAAACTGGCGAAGTCGCAGATCCCGTAATCGTAGAAGACATAGAGCCAAGTATTTATTACGGAATTTCGAATGAGAATTACCACGCGGGTCCCGGTATCAGTAAGTCTCAGCTCGATGACATTGCTGATACTCCGGCACTATATTTGTGGCGTAAAAATGCCCCCGTGGACACCACAAAGACAAAAACGCTCGATTTAGGAACTGCTTTCCACTGCCGGGTACTTGAACCGGAAGAATTCAGTAACCGCTTTATCGTAGCACCTGAATTTAACCGCCGTACAAACGCCGGAAAAGAAGAAGAGAAAGCGTTTCTGATGGAATGCGCAAGCACAGGAAAAACGGTTATCACTGCGGAAGAAGGCCGGAAAATTGAACTCATGTATCAAAGCGTTATGGCTTTGCCGCTGGGGCAATGGCTTGTTGAAAGCGCCGGACACGCTGAATCATCAATTTACTGGGAAGATCCTGAAACAGGAATTTTGTGTCGGTGCCGTCCGGACAAAATTATCCCTGAATTTCACTGGATCATGGACGTGAAAACTACGGCGGATATTCAACGATTCAAAACCGCTTATTACGACTACCGCTATCACGTTCAGGATGCATTCTACAGTGACGGTTATGAAGCACAGTTTGGAGTGCAGCCAACTTTCGTTTTTCTGGTTGCCAGCACAACTATTGAATGCGGACGTTATCCGGTTGAAATTTTCATGATGGGCGAAGAAGCAAAACTGGCAGGTCAACAGGAATATCACCGCAATCTGCGAACCCTGTCTGACTGCCTGAATACCGATGAATGGCCAGCTATTAAGATATTATCACTGCCCCGCTGGGCTAAGGAATATGCAAATGACTAAGCAACCACCAATCGCAAAAGCCGATCTGCAAAAAACTCAGGGAAACCGTGCACCAGCAGCAGTTAAAAATAGCGACGTGATTAGTTTTATTAACCAGCCATCAATGAAAGAGCAACTGGCAGCAGCTCTTCCACGCCATATGACGGCTGAACGTATGATCCGTATCGCCACTACAGAAATTCGTAAAGTTCCGGCGTTAGGAAACTGTGACACTATGAGTTTTGTCAGTGCGATCGTACAGTGTTCACAGCTCGGACTTGAGCCAGGTAGCGCCCTCGGTCATGCATATTTACTGCCTTTTGGTAATAAAAACGAAAAGAGCGGTAAAAAGAACGTTCAGCTAATCATTGGCTATCGCGGCATGATTGATCTGGCTCGCCGTTCTGGTCAAATCGCCAGCCTGTCAGCCCGTGTTGTCCGTGAAGGTGACGAGTTTAGCTTCGAATTTGGCCTTGATGAAAAGTTAATACACCGCCCGGGAGAAAACGAAGATGCCCCGGTTACCCACGTCTATGCTGTCGCAAGACTGAAAGACGGAGGTACTCAGTTTGAAGTTATGACGCGCAAACAGATTGAGCTGGTGCGCAGCCTGAGTAAAGCTGGTAATAACGGGCCGTGGGTAACTCACTGGGAAGAAATGGCAAAGAAAACGGCTATTCGTCGCCTGTTCAAATATCTGCCCGTATCAATTGAGATCCAGCGTGCAGTATCAATGGATGAAAAGGAACCACTGACAATCGATCCTGCAGATTCCTCTGTATTAACCGGGGAATACAGTGTAATCGATAATTCAGAGGAATAATTCAGCCTGGCGGTGTAATGCACCGCCAACTTGAAATATTTTTTATGAGAAAAATTATGAGATATGACAATGTTAAACCATGTCCATTTTGTGGTTGTCCATCAGTAACGGTGAAAGCCATTTCAGGATATTACCGAGCGAAGTGTAACGGATGCGAATCCCGAACCGGTTATGGTGGAAGTGAAAAAGAAGCACTCGAAAGATGGAATAAACGAACCACTGGAAATAATAATGGAGGTGTTCATGTATAAAATTACCGCCACTATTGAAAAGGAAGGTGGCACTCCTACTAACTGGACAAGATATTCAAAATCTAAACTAACGAAATCAGAATGCGAAAAAATGCTCTCAGGTAAAAAAGAAGCAGGCGTTTCCAGAGAGCAGAAAGTAAAACTGATAAATTTTAATTGCGAGAAACTTCAGTCCTCGAGAATTGCATTGTATTCAAATTAAAACTTCATAGCTGATTATTAATAATCAACATCGGGCGTCAATTTCAGTCTAACATTGGCGCCTGCCAGAGGTGATGCGTTGGCACAAGTAATCTTTAATGAAGAGTGGATGGTTGAATACGGCCTGATGCTTCGCACTGGTCTGGGGGCCAGACAAATTGAAGCATACCGCCAGAACTGTTGGGTGGAGGGCTTCCACTTCAAACGAGTATCTCCTTTAGGTAAGCCAGACAGCAAACGAGGGATTATCTGGTACAACTATCCAAAGATAAATCAGTTTATCAAAGACTCATGATATGTCTAAATTACCAACAGGTGTCGAGATTAGAGGTAGATACATTCGCATCTGGTTCATGTTTCGAGGAAAACGATGTCGGGAAACATTAAAAGGCTGGGAGATTACAAACAGTAATATTAAAAAGGCCGGAAATTTAAGAGCGCTGATAGTTCATGAAATAAACTCCGGTGAATTTGAGTATTTAAGACGTTTTCCCCAGTCCAGCACTGGGGCAAAAATGGTGACAACGAGAGTCATAAAAACGTTCGGAGAGCTTTGTGATATCTGGACAAAAATTAAAGAGACAGAGTTAACAACAAACACAATGAAGAAAACGAAATCACAATTAAAAACACTCAGAATAATAATTTGTGAAAGTACCCCGATATCACATATTCGTTATAGCGATATCTTAAACTACCGGAATGAACTGCTGCATGGAGAAACGCTTTACCTGGATAATCCAAGATCCAACAAAAAAGGAAGAACCGTGCGCACAGTTGATAACTATATCGCCCTGCTCTGTTCGCTGTTGCGTTTTGCGTATCAGTCGGGATTTATATCAACCAAACCATTTGAAGGAGTAAAAAAATTACAGCGAAACAGAATAAAGCCTGATCCGTTATCTAAAACAGAATTCAATGCATTAATGGAAAGTGAAAAAGGACAGAGCCAGAACTTGTGGAAATTTGCCGTTTACTCAGGACTTCGTCACGGGGAACTGGCAGCTCTGGCGTGGGAGGATGTGGATCTCGAAAAGGGAATAGTGAATGTCAGAAGAAACCTGACGATACTTGATATGTTCGGTCCCCCAAAAACAAATGCCGGGATCCGAACAGTAACACTACTGCAGCCTGCTCTTGAAGCACTGAAGGAGCAATACAAACTGACCGGGCATCATCGCAAAAGCGAAATCACCTTTTATCATCGGGAGTACGGCAGAACCGAAAAGCAAAAACTGCATTTTGTTTTCATGCCCAGGGTGTGTAACGGAAAACAAAAACCTTATTACTCGGTAAGCAGTTTGGGGGCAAGGTGGAATGCAGCAGTAAAACGTGCTGGTATTCGCCGCCGTAATCCGTACCATACGCGGCATACTTTTGCCTGCTGGCTGTTGACGGCAGGAGCGAACCCGGCATTTATAGCCAGCCAAATGGGGCATGAAACTGCGCAGATGGTGTATGAAATTTACGGTATGTGGATTGATGACATGAACGACGAACAGATAGCCATGTTGAATGCGCGGTTATCGTAG